GCGTTTCCTCCTATTTAGGAGAGTCTTGCCAGACAACAACATTTTTGCCCTTCTTGGCATTGAGTCGTGCCTTGATTGTATGATGACTTACTCACCCAGGACGAAATAGTAATAGTGCTGCACTTCCTCAGGCACTATCAACACCACCGGACTCTACACCGTTGGTATTGATTACGAAAAATGTAGAAATCCATGATATGGAGCCTCAAATGGGCTCTGTTGGCCCTGAAGCTGGAGAAGGTTCGGGTTCTGCTCTAACTAGTGAGAATATCACTTTTGATGAAGCAGTATCTGGACATATGTATGATACGAATGCATATGCTGATCCTACACGCAAGCTACAGGATTCTGATGATGCTGATTTGGGCGATTTCTTTAAGCGACCCATAAAGATTCAGGAATTCGGATGGGGCACAGGCTTAGCCATTGCTCAGTCTTTTAATCCTTGGAATGATTTCTTTTCTAACAAACGTGTTATTAATCGTATTAATAATTTTGAGTTATTACGCTGTAATTTACACTTAAAATTTGTTTTGAACGGAAACCATTTCATGTATGGGCGTGCTATTGCGTCATATCTACCATATCACATAGCCGATACGTTGACAACTAATCGTGCTTTGATCTCGCAAGACATTATAGGAGAGTCACAAAGACCTCATGTATATCTTGATCCTTGTACGTCACAAGGTGGTGAGTTGCTATTGCCGTTCTTTTGGCATAGAAACTATTTGTCCATTACACGCACAGATTGGAGCGAAATGGGCGAGATTACCTTGCGTTCTATCAATGATTTAAAACACGCTAACGGAGCTTCCGACTCTGTATCAATTAGTGTTTTTGCGTGGGCAGAAGATGTGGAAGTGTCTGTATTAACTTCTCTTAATTCTACTGACCTTATTCAGCAAATGGGAACTAAGGAGACAACGGAGGCTAACAAAGAAGGTGTAATTTCTAAACCTGCTACAACTGTGGCAAAGATAGCATCAACTTTGCGTACTATACCTCCTATAGCGCCATTCGCAATGGCTACGGAGATAGCTGCTACAGCGGTCTCTGATATAGCTAAAGCCTTTGGATATAGCCGTCCACCTGTTACCCGTGCGCTGATGCCTGTTCAAACGCAATGTGTTGGACAATTTGCCACTACCAATACACCGGACAATGTCACCAAACTTACATACGATGACTTGCAGGAGTTAACAGTCGATCCCCGTATTTCAGGACTAGATAACGATTGCGACAATTTGGCTATTAAGTCCATTGCAGGTAGGGAATCCTACTTAACTACGTTTGGTTGGGCCACAGCCACAAGTGCCGAAACTTTGTTGTGGAATGTTCGTGTTCAACCATCTTTGTGGGATGAAGTAAATGTGGCTGGATCAACTGAGTACCACTTCACACCAGTTGCAGTTGCATCAATGCCTTTTGCTCACTGGACAGGTTCTTTGAAATTCCGCTTCCAAATTGTATGCTCTGGTTTTCATAAGGGTCGTCTAAAGTTTGTATATGATCCTAATTATATTGAGTCTAA